CTAAGTGTTTCTGCAAACTTTATTATAAACAACAGGAAACAATGTCATCAATAGGTATTCCAAATGGCAACTAAAAACGTAACTTTTGATCCTGATTCTGGAGTTCCGTATGGGGCAAATCTAAGCATTTATGGTGGAACAGACTTTTCTACTACTTTTAATGTAAAGACAACTTCAAACACCGCTTTTGATTTGACAAGTTATTCTGGTGCAGGCGCAATAGCAAAAAGTGTTGCTGTTGGTGCTACTCTTGGAGCCACAGATACCTTTACAGTTGGATTTACTAGTGCTTACGATGGGAAAATAAAAATATCCCTTACTGATACCGAAACCAGTGCTTTAACTGAAGGTAGGTATGTTTATGATGTTCTTGTGACAGTTGGTTCAACGACTTACCCTTTGGTTAGAGGAAATGTGAACGTCTATAATACTATTTCTTCTTAAACCTAAATACAATTAAGGAATTAGTACATACATGGCTCAACCAGCAAGTAGGTCGGACCTAATAAACTATTGTAAGAGACAACTGGGGGCACCGGTTTTAGAAATCAACGTTGCTGATGAGCAAATTGATGACTTAATAGATGATGCCCTACAGTATTTTCATGAAAGACACTTTGATGGAGTGGTTCAAACATATCTAAAGTATAAAATAACTGAAGGAGATATTAATAGAGGTAGAACTAGAGGAGATAATCAAACAGTTGGTATTGTAACTACAACCGCATCTTCTACTATAGACGGTTCTTCTGTAACATTTTCATTTGAAGAAAATAGTAATTACTTACAGGTTCCCCCACAAGTTATTGGAATAAACAAAATATTCAGATATGATGGTTCACAAACTGTGACCAACAATATGTTTAGTGTGAAATATCAAATGTTCTTAAATGATATGTACTATTTCAGTTCGACTGAGATATTAACATATGCCATGACAAAGAGATATCTTGAGGATATGGACTTTGCATTAAACACAGAGAAGCAAATAAGATTTAATCAAAGGCAAGATAGACTTTACTTGGATGTTGATTGGAGTGATGTAACTAAAGATGATTATCTCATCATTGATTGCTATAGACTTTTAGACCCAAATGATTTTAGTAGAGTCTGGAATGACTCTTTTCTCAAGAGATATGTGACTCAGCTTATTAAAAGGCAGTGGGGACAAAACCTATTAAAGTTTCAAGGAGTAAAACTTCCAGGTGGTATTGAATTAAATGGTAGACAAATTTATGATGATGCTCAAAAAGAACTTGATGTAATTAGAGAAATAATGTCTAATACTTATGAACTTCCACCACTAGACATGATTGGTTAATTATATGCTTAATCCATATTTCCAGCAAGGTGCCAGATCTGAGCAAAATTTAATTCAAGATCTCATCAACGAACAGTTGAGGATGTATGGTGTTGAGGTGCATTATCTTCCAAGAAAGTATTTGACTGAAAAAACAATTATTAGAGAAGTAATACAATCTAAATTTGATGATGCATATCCAATCGAAGCGTATATAGATAATTTTGAGGGATACAATGATAATACTACGATATTATCAAAATTTGGTATACAGCAAGAGCAAGAATTAACTCTAATTATTTCAAAGGAAAGATTTGAAACTTATATTTCTCCTTTGATGAAGAATGAGCAAAATATTAAACTATCTACAAGACCAAAAGAAGGAGATTTAATTTATTTCCCTCTTGGAGACAGACTTTTTGAAATTAAATTTGTTGAACATGAAAAACCATTCTATCAACTACAGCAGAACTATGTTTACGAATTAAGATGTGAACTCTTTAGATATGAAGATGAGGTTATTGATACTGGCGTTGATGTCATAGATGACGTTTTAATTGGCGGTGAATCTGATGGTTTAATAGATGGGAGTGGTGGTGATGGAAGTGGATCCTTCTCCTCTATTCTTGGATCCACTCAAAGACTTACTATGGTTGGGTCAGCAGCAACTGCAACCGGAACTGCTGGTCTTGTAAATGGGGCTATTAGATTTATTAGATTGACTAATAGAGGTGGTGGATATCTCTCTCCGCCAAGAGTAGCAATATCTTCTGCTCCAGCAAATGGATTTACCGGTATCGCATCTGCAGTAATGATTGGAGGAATTAATGTCTGCAATCAAAGCGCAAATCCAGGAGCACAATCTGTTCAACAGGTTCAAATTTTAAACTCAGGTAGGGGATATACGAGTCCACCTGGAGTTAGATTTGTTTCAAATAGTGGTGCTGGTGCTGCGGCAACAGTGGGTATTTCCACAACAGGTGGTGTTGGAATAGTTACATTATCTTCAGGAGGAAGTGGATATACGACTGCACCATCAGTTACAATATCTGCTCCAAAGCATGTTGGTGGTGCTGCTACAGCAGTCCTAGACAGTCCTATAGTTGGTGGTGGTGTTAGTATTGTATCTGCCCCTATAAGTATCGGTGCATCTGCATTCCTGTTCCCAGGAGGAACAACTGGTGGTGTGTTCTATAAAACAGCACCTACAGTTACATTTGCATTACCTACAGGCACAGGAAATGTTGCTCAAGCAACTGCAACTATTTCTAACTCTAGTCAAGCTGGAATTATAGAAAATGTTAGTCTAGCCAATGCTGGTAGTGGTTATCAAGCAAATGAAACAGTTAGTTTGGTTCCAAATAATGTAAGTATGGGAGGAACAGATGCAGTAATTCGCATTGATTCTGTTAATGGAAGTGGTGGTGTAACTGGATTTACAACTGTCAGTGGTGGTATTGACTTTGAAGTAAGTTCCAATCCATCCAATGATTTTTATGAAGCAAGGGGTGGAAGCGGAAGTAATAACTTCCGTGTAATGGTAACTTCTGTCACAAGAGCACTTGGGGGAGTAATAAATTCCCTTGCAATTACCACGGGAGGTAGATTCTATACTAGTGCTCCAATAGTAGTGATTGATCACCCAGGAACAAGCTTTGCATCTGCGACAATTGGAATCGCCGGATCATCCGTTAATCCGGGGTCCATTGCCTTTAGTACAACTGGTAGAGCATATACAACTGCTCCAACAGTTGCTATATCGACTTCATCTGGACAAGATGCTCCCACTCAAGTTGCTGTTGGTATTGCAACAATTCATCCAGTATCAGGCATAGTTACAGCAGTTGGATTTAATAGCACGACAGATCCATGGTGTGTTGGTACTGGAGCAACCATTGGTCTTGGATATACTGCAGCACCTGTAATATCTTTCAGTGGAAATCCATCACCAGTTAGAGCAACTGCTACAGTCACTATTACAGATGCTGGAGTGGTTAATGGAATTACAACAACTAATATTGGATTTGGATATCTAACCGCACCATCGGTTACTATAGCAAGTCCCGGAGGAGCAGATGAAAACTTTAGAGCACTTGGTGTCGCAACCATTAGATCTACATCAGTTGAAACTCAAGGAACTGTTGGTATAGGATCTAGCGTTATTACTGGAATTACTACAACTAATATTATTGTAGGAGATAGAGTAAGATTGAGTGTTGGACATGATAAATTATATAACTTTATACCTGCAGATGTCTTTGTACAATCTATTGGTTCTAATTCCTTAACCATGTCAGAGTCTGCCACAAATGTTGGCATTGCGACATCTGTATTTGAATTTGGTATAGAAAACTGTGGTATTGTAACTGGAATTGCAGTCACTTTTGGTGGTGGTGGATATTTGACACCGCCTACAGTAACCATTTCTAACGAGGTGTCAGAGAAGAATTATGTTGAAGAGGTCGCTGGTATTGCAACTGCTATAGGAATAGCGACTGTAAGTGCAGCTGGAACGATATCTCATTTAAATATTCTAGATGCTGGTTATGGATATTTGATAGAACCAGAGGTAACCATTTCAGATGCTGAAGGATCTGGATCTGGAAACTTTGTATTTAATGAAACTGTAACCGGATCTATAAGTTCTTCTACAGCAATAGTTAGAGTCTGGAACTCTGAGGATAGTGTTCTTCAAGTCGCATCTGTAACTGGAGAATTCATACAGGGAGAAACTATCACAGGATCTACATCAGGTGCTACTCATGAACTTAGAATAGTAAATATCAATCCTGTTGATGATGGATTTGCAGATAATATTAACATAGAGAACGAAGCAGATTCGATTATAGACTTCAGTGAACAGAACCCATTTGGAATTCCATAAATAATATCACTCTCAGTATATCGTAATTCCATAAGGATAAACAATGTTTGAATATTTTTATAACGAAATTCTAAGGAGAACCATTGTATCTTTTGGTACTCTTTTTAATTCATTAACCATCAAACAAACTAATTCCTCTGATAATGTGATCAACACTATCAGGGTTCCTTTGTCTTATGGACCAACTCAAAAGTTTCTTGCAAGAATTGAACAACAAGCAGATTTAAATAAAGCAACTTCAATAACATTACCCAGAATGTCATTTGAATTTACTGGAATGACTTATGATTCTGCAAGAAAAGTAACTACAACACAACAATATACTGTAAAAGACCCAGATGATGGATCTGAGTCAAAAAAAGTATACATGCCAGTTCCATATAACATGCAATTTGAACTGAGCATTATGGCAAAATTAAATGATGATGCATTACAAATTGTAGAACAAATTTTACCATATTTTCAACCATCATATAATTTAACTGTCGAGTTAGTAGAATCGATACAAGAAAAACGCGATATTCCGATAATCCTTGAGAATATCACCATGCAAGATGACTATGATGGAGATTTTACAACAAGGAGAGTCCTTCTTTATACGTTGAGATTTACTGCAAAAACGTATCTATTTGGTCCTGCTACATCTGCAACCAAGGATATTATCAAGAGATCTACTGTCAGTTATCTTACTGGAACAGATTTAACTAACGCAACAAGAGAACTTAGTTATTCTAGTGTTCCAAGAGCAACTAAAAATTATACTGGAGATGCCGCTACTACTGTATCTACAGATGTTGCCAAAACTAGTAAGATAATCGAAGTTGAAAGTGTAACCGGTTTAACTGCTAAATCTTATATTGCTATTGACGATGAAGAACTGTTCATCTCATCTATTACTGGTAATAAAATTACTGTTAGAAGAGCACAAGACAAGACAACTGCTACTGAACATCTTAGAGGAGCAGAGGTACATGTTATCAATGCTGCCGATAATGCCTTGATTGCAGAAGGTGATGACTTTGGATTTAGTGGGACAATAACATGACAAATAAGTTTGATAGTTTAAATGATGAATTCAATGTCAAAGGGGACATTGTGCAACCTGAAGTTATTAATGCTAAAATTCAAAAAGTAAAAGAAACCTCAGATGACATTAAAAAAGATTATGACTACACACGAGGTAATCTTTACAGCATAATTGAAAAAGGACAAGAAGCAATCAATGGTATTTTAGAACTTGCACAAGAAAGTGAAATGCCTAGAGCATATGAAGTTGCAGGTCAATTGATTAAAAATGTTGCTGATGCCACAGACAAGTTGATGGATCTTCAAAAGAAATTAAAAGATGTTGAAGAAGAAAAACAATCTCGTGGACCCTCTACTGTTAATAATGCATTATTTGTTGGTTCCACAGCAGAACTCGCAAAGATGCTGAAACAGGGCGTAAAAGAGGAGAATAAATAATAGAGACGGAGTTATATTAAACGTGGCATTAAAGAAGCCTTCAGATTTTTTTGGTAAGAATAAAAACGATTTTGATAAAATCAAAGATACTGT